TATTGTTGCCATTTGAAATTGCTGGTTTATTTGTAGAAATAAATGCACTTTGTCCAGCAATACCTGTTGTGTTAATTGTTATTTGACCATTAACTTGCAATCCAGTTGCTGGTGCAGTCGTGCCAATACCAAGCCTATTATTTGTATTATCCCAAAAGAAATTTGCATTTTTTTGAGCAAGAACTCCACTTGTTCCTGCGAATAAAACACTTCCTGCCGTTGCAGATGTAATGCTTCCGCCAATTGCCATTGAACCACCACCGCCACCGCTTGAACTTATAGTACCTCCGCTAATTGTTATGTTTGTCCCTGCCGTTATAACTGAACCATCAGCAGCAAGTATCTGTGCTGATGTACCACCACTCTTTATGAATGATGTTGCCGTTACACTACTTGAGAATGTTGCTGCTCCGCTAACCCTCGCAGTTCCGTTGACATCAAGAGCAAAGGTGCTGACTGTTGTAGTTCCAATAAGTAATTTCCCAGCAAGGTAATTGTCAGCAGTCCCTGCCCCATACAATCCCCAACCGGTATTGTTACTCCATTCAATTGACCGCCAATCAGCAGCAGCGGTTAAGGTGGGATTAACGTACAAACCACGAGTGATTCCGTTAGCACCGCCTGTTTGGTTGATGGATGCTGAAATCTGAATACCATTAAATAACCCCGTTCCACTTGTAGGTAAAAACGAACCTGCTGCCAACACTCTATCAAATGTTCCCGATGTGTTTGTAGCATTTGTAAATTGACCTAACTGAATACCCGTTCCACCCGTTGCACCACCTATTCCACCAACTAACTCTAATTGGTTTGCAGTTGATGTTACTTGTATTCTATTAACCGCAATCCTATTGCTAAAAAATGCTTGTCCCGAATTATCAACTCTTACTAATTCAGTTGATGCACTATTTTGTATCGTGAATCCATTTGTTGCACTCGTTGCTCCACTCCCTTTGATGTACGCATCACCCTGCACCTGCAAACGCTGACCGCCATCGGTTGTTGTGCCTATAAGTAGGTTGCCAGCAGAGGTTAAAGAAATCGTATCCACTCCAGCAAAAGTTGAGTAAATCCTTAATGAACCAGTTGCAAAATGCACATATGTAGAGTATGCACTTGTGCCCGATATTAAAGAAAATCCAACATTATTAGTAGCATTAAAAAAAGTTGCATCACCTACTACATATAATTTAGAACTTGCCGTAGTAGTCCCTATTCCTATATTTCCACCATTATCATAAATCGCACTATTTCCCAACGCACTACCACTTGTCCATTTAGGCAAGAAGTTTGTTGCACCGCTACCGCCAACCTTACCGCTAAAAGTTGACCAATCAGCACTACTCAATGCACCTCTATTGGTTGCTGAAGCAGTTGGAAGGTTAAATGTATGTGTGTCTGTTGCTGAACTAATCGCAAAGTCTGTTCCGCTTGTACCCGTTGCAAAGTATTGCACTTGAGCAGTCAGTCCATTAAGAGCATTTAATCCCGTTGAGAAGGTTGTAAGAACCTCACAAAGATTTCCATCCTCTGTGTGTAGTGTTATTGTTCTACCGCTTGTAATTACATAAATCCTAATTGCTAACCTATCTGTAACAAGCAATGATGTTTGAGGAACGGGAATAGAAGTAAAGTATTGGTCAACTATTGTGCCATTTGTTATCCCTTCAGGATTCGTTGAACCACTTGCAACAAGAGTAAAATTATTTGATGCATCAACCTTGTAAACCTCTCCATAAAATTGAGGACTACCGCCAGATGCACTTGATTCAAAATAAAACTCTAAGTTCCAATTTCCTCCAGGTATGTTCAAAAGTGATGGGTCTCCTGCATCAGTTATAAACGATGCGATATACCCATCTCCTTGTGCGTTTGTCCTTGTAAAGTCTGTTCCTGCACCAAGTACAGGCGTCTTACTCATTTCATAGTAAGTCTCACCACCAAATGTTCCTTGCGTTATAGAACCATTTAGATAATAATTAACCGATGAACCGCCACCGCCATTTGTAGGGAAGTTAGCAAGTTGACCATCACCTCTGACATATTGTGACGCAGTTCCTGCACCTGTAACTGCAAGTGTTCCATTGCTCGTTAAAGGTGAATTACTAACCGCAAATGCTGAAGGCATGGAAAGTCCAACGGAAGTAAGACCAGGTGTAATATCACTCAACAATGCCAATGTACCACTAAGGTTTGGCAAGGTATATGTCCTAAGAGTATTATCAGTTAAACCACTTGGGTTTAAGACAAAGTTTTTAAAGTTTGGTGAAGTAGTAGCAGATGTAAAATAAAATACTCCTGTATTTAAAGTGCTTATTGTAGAATAACCATCTAAGTTTGCAGCAGAACTCGCAAACTGTTTTATTCTTAATGCACCACCTGCTCCAGAAGCACCTTCTAAAAATACTGAACCTGCTTTCAAATCATTGCCACCTAAATCAACATCACCCGTTGCACCGCTATATGGAACACCTGCATTATCTGCCGACCAAAAGGTATCGTAATTCGTTCCACTTGACTTCTTTAATACTTGACCCGTAGTTCCACCAACGGGAACACCTTGACCCGCAGCACCCGCAGGACCTTGTGGACCTGCTGCGTTGCTTACGTTAACCACTATATCCTCACTGCTCTCCGTTACAATGACTAAATCATTCGTTACATTTACATCAATGCTCATCTTCTATGGTTTAGTTACATCATCATAAACAATAAAATCACCTTCTAAATAAGTCTTAACAACACCAGTGGTAAAAGTTACCTGCATATCCCACACATAATTACCTTTGGCAATATCAACCAACTTGTTAACTGTGATTTGATTATTGTTTACACCTCCGATAGTTACACCGCTTCCATTAGTCAAACTAAGGGCAAGAGTACCTCCGCATCCTTTACGGACCTGAATATAAACTGTTGCACCAAGCAAACTGATTGGTGTAGTATCTGCCAAAAGAGTAAACACCTGCTGCCATGTGTCATTCCTCCACATTTGGATATCAAGTTTCCCTGGTCTAAAATCTGATGCCATTTTCTTTTTCTTTAAATAGATTTATGATGGATAAGTGTAGTCTGTTGGAACTTCGCACCTATTCTGTAAGTATGGTAAGTCAAGTGCAATAGTTGCACTAACTCCTGCTAAGTATTCGGGTGTGTCCTCTGTAAAGAAGTCAAGAGTTACCGAATCTTGAAGCACAAAGTCAAACTCATTAAAGTGTAACTGAGCAATTATGTCTTGAGCAGTGAGTAATTGGTCCGATAGAACCTCTTGCTCATTTGATTGCTCGGGGAGTACCCTATCGCAAAAAAACATGGTGAAGTTGATAGTTGAACTCTTGCCATTGATGGATGCACCCGTTAGGTCAAAGAATAAAGCAGGATAGACATTGTCCGTACCCTTGCTCAAGAAATCAAAAGCGTTGCCGTAAAAGGTTGTCTTGATTTGTTGATGGGCATTTCCCAAGTCCTCTATTGTCTTTATGATTTGGTTTAGGGTCATCCTTTTTTATTTTTTCAAGGTAAACACGAAGTTTCTCTTGGTTCTTTTTAGTGTATGTTTTATTCGCCACAACAACGATTTATATCTCCTTGATATTTTTCTTCAAATGTTTTGTACCTACCGCAGTCATAATCCCCCAACCAAATTGTAGTGGTGTATGCATCATTATCGGGAACGATTGTATCTACTCCAGTGCCAGGGTTTATGTACTCGGGATATTTAGCACTTGCTTGAGATTCTTGTTTCAAGAACTTAATTAACCTTTGCTTGTAAAACTCTGCTCTTGCTCCATAACGATTGGCAACATCTGCCAACTCTGATGCACTCGGTTCGGTTTGATTATCCCCCGACTTCCTTACCACACCTTTATTGTAGAATTGGTATGACAATGCCATTGGGAGTTCACTCATAACATAGTAAACAAGACAAGGTGTTATGTATGTATTTAGCAAAGTTTCCTCATCACAATTCAAATCACCGCACTCAATACCCGTTTGTAACTTCTCATACAATGCAGTTCCAAGTGCAGGGAGAATGTATGCATCTTGGGCATAAAGGATATCAGGAAACACCAACTTAGGGTCTACGTTAACGTGCAAACCTGTTCTGTCCTTTATCGTATCAACTGAAATAAAAAGTATATTCCTGCTCATTATTTTTTCTTTTTAACTACTACATTCCTTCTCCATTCGTGTCTGCAAGAGGGTGAATCTCCCCACCAACCACCGCCTCTATCAAAAACCGAGTAACCAAGTCTTGCACTAAGTAACTCTATTCCGCTTCTACTCCAAAGTCTGTCCTCTGATATTAACTTTCTGCAAAATGTCCTTGAAGGATGTGCAGGAGTATCTCTTTGCGAACTTGGTACAATCGGTTTCCATTCGTAAGAATACTTTACCTCAAAGGTTGTTATATCCATATCATCAACCAACTTGCTCAAAGGTTTCGTAAGTTTTCTTTCCTCAATCTTAGGGTCATAATTAATTGCACCCGATTCAACTAAGTAACTTAATCTACCTTGCACCACCTCTCTTGTTCTCCTTACCGCACTTGCAATGTCATCAATGCTTATCTTCCTATCCTTGTCAATCAAGGCAAGGATTTGCTTATCAAGTGTCTTGTCTATCAAATCACCCTCCGCAAACGCATCCCGACTACTAAAAACCGCCTTTGATTGAATTATGTTATAATCTGCCTTCGGTTCGCCAACCTCTCTAAATAAGCCTATAACAGTGTCCTCATCCAATGCAGAAAAACTGAAGTCCTCTGTCATTGGGTCATCATCTATGCCGAGCATAGCATTAACCTCATTGTCGGTCATTCCAAGACCCGATTTGAGCATAGTTACTGCAATCTCTTTGGATATCTTACCCTGTGAGAATTGCCTAATTACTCGCATCAAGTGTTGGTATTGCCTACCGCTTAGGTTCTTCAAATTATCGTTTACCTCAACTTGTTCTTGATTAATACTTGGTTGAGTTGCAGCAGTCGGTTGATATTTAGAAATATCAATTCCTGCCTTCTCCAATAACCACTCTTTAGGAGCAATCTGTAAAAGTGCTTGTTCACTTAATTCAAATCCAATAGGTTCAACAGGTACAATCGTTATCTCAGAAGTCGCACCCTTTAAGGTAGCAAGTTGATTAAATAATGATTCAAGGAACTGTTGTTTATCATTTACATAAGTGTTCTTAAATATCTCATAAGAATCCCTTATCTGTGTTCTGCTTCCCAACTGACCAGGTTCGGCAATACCGAAAAGACTTGGTGATGTGATTTGATGACCTGCGAAAAGATTATTCTGAATAATTAAGTCAACCCTTGTAAAGTCCTCTTTAGTAATATCACTTGCACCGAGGTCCTCAATAATTGGTTTTCTTGCAGGGTCAGTGGTAAAGGATAAGATAAATTTCTTTCCATCACTACCACTAAATCTATCTGTAAACCTTCTTTCAATGTTTCTCTTCTCATCGGGTGAAGGTTCCCCATTGGGAAGGGTAATAAGTTTGGATGCACTGAAACCCGTTTGGGCATTGCCAAGAACGTGTCTGCTGACTTCTATATCAGATTCAATATAGTTCAATGCACCCATATAACCAGGCAAAGCATAAGTATCTAAACCTGGTCTATATTCCTTAATGTAAAGTATCTGCTTCCCTTGTCTGACCTTCGTGTTGAATGCCATCATAGGGATTAACTCATCCTTTCTCTCATTCCAGTCTTTTTTATACCAAAACTGCGTATTATCCGTGTTGGACCTAATTTTGGTATAATCAATGTGCAATACATCAGTTAACTGCCCACCCGTTACGGACCAAATCACTTCAAGATAAGCACCTCCAAAGATTTCTATGTCAATAGATACCTTCCTTGTCAAATCGTTTAACGATTCAAACTGATTAGGTTGAGCAATGAATTGGTCCGCAATAGGGTCTATCTCATCACTCTTCCATCCGTTTCCGATGATGTAATTAACCTTGCCTTTAACAATAGCATTATGCTTTGCACTTTTATTGTAAAGTGATAAAAGATAGTTAGGGTAATCGTTCTTTTCACCGAACTCAATGTACCCTTTGCCCCTCTTCTCCCGATATTCGGGTTGCCTTGCCTCTTGAAAGTTTAATATTACTAAATCATTCATCTTGTTATATATGTATTGTCAACCTCGTGTTGTGTGTACTCAAATGTGGTTGATGGTGACAGTTTCATTATTCCCTCTTCAAGCAATCCCGTTGCTTGGGTATAGTCTACATTGTAAGCACTTGATTGCTCATAGACAAAGTACAACCACTCCCCTACATTACCCAATCCAAAGTATTTAGGTACTTTGATGCTGAACTTGTTATACCTATCCTTGAAAGGTGATACATCAAGAGCAAACAAAAGAACAAAAGCAACCTCATCTCGTGTGGTCCTATTGACAAAACGGAACAAGTAATTAGGTGAGGCAAGTGTCTGCTTCTCCGTTAATGTTAGGTAAATGAACTCCGTTGCTCCTTGTGTGAGTTGTATCATTATGTCTAAATAGATAATCCCTTCACTTTTACCCAAAAAGAAAGGCATCCGATATGGATGCCCTTACTCAATTCTAAACCTTCCTATTTACGCAGTAAGACCTGCAATTATTGAACTTGAAACCTCGGGAGCAAGTGCAGGTTCATTGCCAGTAAAGGTCAACGTATAACCATTCCTATCTCCAAAAGCAGCACCAGTCGCACCATTACCACCAGTCAAATCAGCACCATTAACCTTACCAAGCAACCAATATTTATCGTTACCATCCTGAACCACTGCAAGGAGATTGTTTTTTGCAAGAAGCAAAATCTCATTTCTTGTACTTGCTTGAAGTTTATTGAGGATGATTGATAATTCTTGAGCATAGAACACAGTGCCATTCTCAACGGAGGCAGTGATATTCTCAGTAAGTGAAGAGGTTTGCTTTACAAGTTGGTACTTGTAGAACACCTTTCCTGCTGACTTAGTGATAGTAGTAACAACGCCTGATGCCTCTGTTATCGTAGTAACATCACCGAATGGAATGAACCAAACCGCTTTGATGCCACCAATGGACTCTTTACAGTCCAATACATATCCTTGAGTTAAAGCACACGGCATAATTATAAATTTTATAATGAAGGCAAGGGATGGAAATCCACCCCTTACCTACAATGATTATTTAGACGAAGAACTTAACAATCTCATCAGGGAAAGCAAAGTTGATTCCCATTTTGAACTCAGAAACAAAACGAACTTGGTCTGCTTCCTTAGCGTAGAAGATTTCAAATCTTTCCTCTTCGTTCAAAAGGTCTGTACCGATGAAGAAGTTAGAAATCCTTGCAGCAACGATGTCACCTGTACCATTCAACCCTTGTACTGCGATTACACGAACGTTAGTACCTGGGAGGAAGAACTGACCATTTGCAGCCTCATCGTACTTGTAATGGAACAAGTTAGAAGTCTTCAACTTAACGGTATAGGTCCTAAAAGTGTCCATACCGCAGAAGATAACCATATCATCCTTGTCTACTACTTGGGCAGGGATTGCCTTGTAGATATCATCAAAGATGCTTACTACGTTGGTATCAGTGATGGCAGTTTCTACAACACCATGCAATGCTACGCTATTTGCATTTACAACAGATGCACCAGCAGAAGTAATCAAAGAAATCAAACCTGTGAACTTGTTCAAGTTTACGTCAACGCTTCCTGTGTTACCTTGCCAAAGTGCCTTCTCAAGTTGAGAAGAAATCTTCTCTGTTTTACGCTTAGAATACTCTTCAGCATAAATCATTGAATCATACATAGAACCAGCAGGGAGTGCTTTCTGCAAATACTTTGCCTCAAGGT